CGATGATGTTGCAGCGCTGCAGAGTTTCGGCGCAGCTAAGCAGATTCGTCGCATGACGGGGAATCTAGCAGCTGAGCGGGAGCTTTCCAGGCTGGCCAAACTGTTCGCTAAAGATCCACTGAACGATGACCTGGCAGCACAGGTTGCTAACCTTGACAGCAAAGTACTTGGTTTAGTCGGTGAAGATGCAGGCCAGATGGTACGGGGCGATAAGTTTCCTCGTCGTTTGGCAGACAGCTTGCGTGCTAACGAACGCATTCAAGTGTCCGGCCACACAGTGACTGCTGGCAAAACTACAATCAAGTTCAAGCCGGATGAGGCCTTCGACGTAGCTGCTGCCTCTGACCCTCTCAAAGTAGAAGCTCGCTACATCCTTGCTGAGCGGTCCGGGCCGCTGCTGCCAGGCTCCACAATCTTCGAGAAGGATATTCCTTTCTTGGAGAAAGCGCTGCGCGAAGGTACAGCCGATATCAAGGTGCGTACTACTACAGGATACCTCAAGAGCTTCTCCGGTAAGGAAGAGCTGTTTAGCTACATTAAGGATGTAAAAGAGAGAACCGCTTTTGAGCTTGCGCAGCGTGCGGCTAAGCCAACAAAGACAGAGCCTGCCGGTCTGCAAGAGCGTTTCACACAGCAAGAGATTGCACAGATGGTAAATGTGCGTAATTCATACTTAAGTGGGATGCGACAAGGTTCTGATACTGAGAACCTGTTTGCGCGCTCTGCTTATCTGCAAGAGCTTCAGCGTCGTACAGGAAAGGCTACACTCCAGAACTTCGACGACATTCCATCTTACATCAAGGTAGGCTACAAGCAAGAAATGCTGGCTGGCCTGGACGGCAATCAGCTGGAAGGTATGGCCCTGATTATGGAGAAGCAGAAGCTGCAACATCAGGCTGTGGACAGGGTAGCCGCTTCGGCTCTTGGTTCTGAACTGTTTGACACATTTATCCCACTGTCTCAACGCGATGTGTTGCTGGCAGACACATATGGCGCCGGCCGGGGTATGCTCTCTTTTAGCTCTGGAGATCCTGGCAGCCTCGCATCTAAGGTGGAGTATCTGGGACAGCGTACAACAAAGGCTATCATCCAAAAGAGTGATGAGCTTAAAGAGCGCATTACAGCTCCTCTGTGGAATCTTGGACAGAATACCACAGCTGCCCGTGAGTGGGCTGTTATCCACTCCAAAATCGCCAGCAGCTCTGAGGAATATGTGTTCGATTCCGCTACTAACAGCATCAGACTCAAGAAGTTTGTAGACTTTGAGGCCAAGGTTGCAGAGTACAAAAAAGCTGGCAAGGATGTATCAAAACTGACCCCGCCGTCAGTTGCAGAAGGTGTAGAGGCTGAGTTTAAAATCATTAACCAAGAAGTTATTGAGGCCATGCGCTCGTATGTGGATGAAACAGCGCGACAGTATGGGTTCCAGGCAGCCTTGAAGCTCAGCAAAGAAGTTGATCCTCGTGTAATCTATCCTGTGCGACCTGATCCTGGTCGGTATAAGTACTTTGCTTTTGTGCGAGACGACCATGTACTCGGAGAAGGTCGAACAAAGATGGTCTATGCTCAAACTGAGCAGGACCTGGCTACGCTTGTTAGCGAGATTGAGGCCAAGGGACCAAGCCACTGGACTGTGTACACAAAGAAGGACGCTGAGCGTTACTATAAGTCTATCGGACAGTTCGAGTTTGATAAGACGTTGCACGACGCATACTTCGATACTGAGTTCAAGCGGCGCGGCATTGCTGCACCTGTGCTGGTAGCTACTGACCCAACTAAGATTGTGGATGACACGCTTAACATGCTGTTGCGGCGCGAGCGTGGCCTGGTGCGTGATGTAGTAGCTGCTAAATACGAACCGCAATTTAATGCGCTGCGGGCCTTGGGCGAGCAGTATACTCGTATCGGCACGTCTAAGTTCGGCTCTCAGTCATTGCTCGACTACGCTGAAAACACAGTTAAAAACCCATACGCTGATTATGTCAAGACAGCACTTGGCTACGCTAAGCAGGAGGAATTTAAGTGGTGGTTCGGTCCGCAGGAATTTGTAGACCAAGCAATCACATCGCTTGCTGACAAATTGCGAGTCGGTGTGCGGGCAGCCAAGACTACTGATGATCTACTGGCCATCAATGCCGAGATGCAAAGATACGGCTACAACGGCTTGGCGTATGATGCTGTGCTTGAGCAGCTGGTGAATCACACACTGCCGCGCTCTGTACTAAGTGACTTCGGCAAAAAAGCCAACGCTATCATGTCTGCGCTTACTCTGCGTACAGACTGGTTCAACGCAGCTAATAACATCATCGGTTCACATGTCCTTCTGTATAGTCAGATGGATGAGATTATCAAGAAGCTGCGAGTTGCTGCCCCTGATGATCTGCGACAGCTAGCTGGTGTGACTGTGGCTGGGACAGATGATTGGGTTGTTTCCCCTACCAAGCTACACGGCAACGCTATTAAAGCCTTCTGGAAAGATCGACTCGATCCGGGCAGCCCGCTGCACAAGATGTTTAAGCAGCATGGCTTCATCACAACTATCACTGATCAGCAGCGGCACGTGTTGGATGACCTAACACTTCTCGGTACAGAGACAGTGCAACAAGCCAACGGAAGGATTGCAGCTGCTCATAGCAAAGCTACCAAGATGCTTGAAGCTGCTGAGAAAGCTACAGGCAACCTGTTTGCGGAAGAGTATAACAGGTTCGTTGCAGCTCACATGGCAAAAGAGTTGGGCGAGCTGGCAGTCGCCAAGGGTGTAATGCACAGCGATGACCTGTTGCCGCTGATAAATACATTTGTTAATCGCACGCAAGGTAACTACATTGCGTCACAGCGGCCCGCCCTGTTGCAAGGGCCTGTCGGTCAGCTTATGGGGCTGTTCCAGACTTATCAGTTCACGCTGCTTCAGAATCTGTTGCGTAATGTCAGCGAAGGTAATGTTAAAACTTTGGCTCTGATGGCCGGCCTGCAAGGCACTATTTACGGTATGAATGGTATGCCAGCTTTCAATGCCATCAATACTTATATACTTGGCCAAGCTGCCGGCAACCCTGAGTTTAAAGATGTACATTACCACGCATACAGTGTACTTAATAAAGACGCGGCCGAGTGGTTGATGTATGGAGCGGCTGCAAACTTGACAGGTACTAACCTGTATGTGCGCGGCGATATTAACCCACGCCAAGCTACTGTTGTTCCTACTACACTGGAGGAGCTGCCTATCTATGGCGGCTTTGCTAAGACATTCAACGGACTTAAAACAATGCTGCAGGGTGTTGAGGGTGGCGGCGATGTCTGGCAGAGTTTCCTTAGCGGTATCGAACACGGCTCTGTTAATCGGCCCCTGCAAGGCTTGGCACAGGTAGCTCGTGGCTTCAGTACGCCAGATGCCACTGTATACAGCACTTCAGCGAAGGGCAACATTATCTATGAAAATGATCTGTTGAGCTTGGCCTCGCTCGCTCGTCTCGGTGGAGCTAAACCATTCGATGAAGCTGTGCTGCGTGACTTGGCTGTTCGTACTCAAGCCTACGAAAGCGCACAGAAGGCTCGCACAGAGGCACTGTATGGTGCAATCAAGAGCACAGTCAGGGCCGGCGGTGTTCCTACGCTTGACCAGCTTGAACGATTTACGAGTCAGTTTGTGAATCTTGGGTTTGATCAGGAAGATTTCAGCAAGAAGGTTATCAGCTTGTATCAAGATACAAACACAACTCAAGCGGACAGACTGGCCGAGGAACTACGTAGCCCTGCTATGCAAAAACTGCAACAACTTATGACTGCGCCCGATCCCACAACTTCACTCTATGAAGGAGAATTGTAATGTCAACATCTCTTATTATGCAAGCATCCGTAAAAGTACCGGCTACCGGAGGTACTAGCGAACGACTTGATGTATCTAGCACAGCTGTGCAGTCTTCAACATTCAGTAATAACACAACAGCTTTTGTTGTGTGTGATGTTGACGTATATGTGCGGCAAGGTGTATCCCCTGTTGCTGTAGCTAGTGGGGTAGATGTATTCTTGCCCGCAGGATCTTGGAGGCTCGACGGTATTTTGGATGAAAATAAGTTGAGCTTTGTAACTACTGGCGATGTTGGCACAGTTCACATCACACCGGGCGCATAGGAGAATTAAATGGCCGCTGGAAACTTTACACTCTTTCGTGCCAACTTGGACGATATTCGTATGCAGGACTTGGTGGGTGCAACTGTCAAGATTGCACTTGTCACATCTTCTTACACACCTGACACAACTAACACAGGTAACAGCTTGTGGGCTGATGTGAGCGCCAACGAAATTGCTGGTGGGAATGGCTACACCACTGGCGGAGCGACACTTGGTGGAGCCGCTGTAAATGCTGTAACAAATGGCTTCGCTTTCGATACCAATGATGCTACCTGGAACGCATCTGGTGGTAATATTCCTGCTTGGCGTTATGCTGTTATGTACGTGTCTGGCACGCTGTGGGGTAAAGTTAATCCGCTGATTGGGTACTTTGTTGGAGACAACACTCCCGCAGACATTCCTGCCACCGCCTCTGGCAACCCTCTGACTGTGGCAGCTCCGGCAGCTGGTTGGTTCAGCGCTACACAAGCATAATACACCTCTCGGAGCGTAGATATGCCAATCCTACAAAGCACCTTTACGTCCACTGTGCAGGCAGATGGCTCTCGCTCTGTGCATGAGCGTCACATGGACCACAACGGCAAGACCTACGACATCCAGTATTTTGCGCCTGAATCTATGGATGTTGATTTGGTTTTGTCTGAGCGTGCTGCACGACTTGGTGCTGAGATTGGATTAATTGCCAGCGGCCGCGCTGCTCAGATTCTTGGAGGCTAATAAATGGCTACCTATTATCTGTGGAGCGATGCTTCAGGCGCTGCAAACGGCTCAAGTTGGACAGATGCGTTTACTACACTTGAATCAGCGATTGCAGCAGCAATAGCATCTGGTGATATAATCAAGGTCCACAAAACTCATGTTGAACAGCTGTCTGTAGATACAACATATGTCTGCCAAAACAACATCTCAATTGTTTGTGTAGACAAAGACAACAGCGACGCACTGGCAGAGATGGACGGAAGTACTGGATACATCGGACATCTAACTCTCAGTAGACATGTTATTTTACAAGGTGCGTACAAGGTGTACGTGTACGGTCTTGCGCTGGTAGTGGCGGGTACCACAGCAAAGAACTTAGGTGTCGGTACAGGTACGACTGGAAGCTTTGTTGTAGAGAGGTGCAAACTGTGGTCTCTGAACACAGCAGTCTCTCCCTTTATCTACTTTGGCAATACAGGAACCGTCACAAGAAACTTCATCCGTGTTAAGGACTCTGAATTCAGATTTGGAGGTGGTGGAACCAGTAGGAGGATCGACATTGCGGCCAGGGTTGAATTGATAGATTGCTGGCTGCATTCCAGTTCAGGTCAACCAACAGGTGGTATGTTCCAAATCAACGTCCGTAACGGCGCTCTGCTGAGTGAGGGCTGCGACTGGTCAGTTCTAGGAGCGAATCCGCTAGTAAACATAGCTGGAGGATCTGACGAAGCGGTGTTCGTAAACTGCAAACTAGGTTCCGGATTCATCGGGATCACTGGTGCATCTGTAAACACAAAGGCGGATGGATCCCTGCTACTACTAAATTGCTCCTCTGGAGATACACACTACCACCTTGGGCACTTTGACGCAATTGGCAGCACTGTCATCGAGACCGGAATCTATGCCAATGACGGTGCCAGTCCTGATGGTGGAACTACCCGCACAAGTTGGAAGATTACGACCACAGCTTATGCCACATACTACCAGCCTTATATCTCTCCTTGGATTGACAAGTACCACTCCGGAACTTCTGCAATCACACCGTATCTGGAAATCTTGAGGGATGGCTCAACAACAGCATTCCAAGACGATGAGGTATGGGGTGAGTTTAGCTACCAAGGTACGAGCGGCAGTACGCAATCCACTATAGTTTCGGATCGGATGACACTGCTTGGCACTCCTGCAAACCAGACAGCCAGTTCAAAGACAGTTTCTGACTGGACTGGAGAGAGTGCTTCAGCGTGGACTGGGCAGCTTGCACCGTTGGCCGCAATTACTCCAGCAGAAGTTGGCTATCTTCGAGCTCGGGTATGTGTTGGCGAGCCGTCAACCACAGTGTATGTGGATCCTCAGATCAGGACATAAACCATGGCGCTAATTAGAGTTACACCTACTGGCTGGCTTGAAGAGACAGGAACACGAACAGGTGTAACTCCTACAGGTTGGCAAACAGAGGTACAGAGCCAAGGCAGTGGAACAACTGTGCTGGCTGCAGCCGGGGCCTACGTCTTTACTGGCTCTGCTCCAAGTATCTCAGCGCCCCTCACAGTAACAGCTGCTACACCTGGCTCGTATTATTACTTAGGTGGCCAACCTGACATTTCCCAGTCAAGTTCAGTTCAAGCTCTGGTTGGTGGCTACATCTTTGCAGGAGCAGTTCCAGCTGTACAGCAGCACAGAACTGTGCAAGCAGCTGCTGGTTCTGTGGTATTTACTGGCGGGCTGCCGGCAATCAACTCCCAACTTGTAGTCACCCCAGAGCCTGGCGCACTCACATATCTGGGCGCGACTCCTGGTGTGCAGTATGTACGAACAGTACAAGCAGCTTCTGGTAATTATGCGTATCTTGGCCGGGTGCCTCGTGTGCAGCAAGGTATTCCTACAACTCCAGCCCACAGAGGGCCAGGTGTTAGGTTGAACGAGGCATTGCAGTTGAAGTTGTAGCAACTAGACTGCGCAGAGAGCAGACAAAAAGAAACCCGGAACCGCAAGGAACCGGGTTTTTGTTTTTCTAGCTGCAACCTTGCTACCTATAGTGTTCTTCCAAGATGCGCTTCAAGTGAATTGCTTCGTTTACAGCGTCATCCAAGGCATAGTGCTTTGTGCCGACAAATGGACCCATAGCTACACCATCATACAGCTGAGCCAGTGTGCGATAGTTGCAGTTATGTCTGAAATCCCACGGAAGCGGCCTTCCAAACTGATTTGCTAAGTGCCCAAGAATCTTGTTGTCAAAGTCATTGCCATTACCCCACACATACAGCTTGTTGAAGTCATCGCCACAGTACTCTCGCAGCCAGCCATAAAAGTCAATGAGAACTTCTTGTACAGGCAGTGTGTCTGAAGTAGCTGCCACATACACTGCCCGTGGTTGTGAGTTCCACCAGCGCAATGTGCTATCTGACCGCGACCGCTGCGGTTGTTCACCTACGTCAAAGGTTTCATAGAAGTGATGCATCTCAGGACTATACTCTGCTGTGCTCCAATTAAACAAGGCAGCTCCAAGTGACAGTACAACAGCATCTTCATCTGTACCAAGTGTTTCGATATCAATCACACAATGCACAGCTTGCGAGAAAGGTACGCGAGTCTTAGCCATTTTATTACCCCTTACAGTTTAGTTCAAGAGCTAGTTCAAGAGCTAGGTCAAGAGGATGCCAGACCTACGAATCACCAGCTTGTCAATCAATAGCTCCACAAGTCCATGAATATCTCCAGGTTCGTAGTAGCCATCAACAATGATATTAAACTCAGCTGCCAACGTTGCAAGTTGCTCAGTCCAAGTTCCTCCACTCTCGGCCACTCGTATGAGCTTGTCTTGCAGATCAGGATGATTACACAGCTCACGCTGTAATTCAACAAAAGCTTGTGGAATATAAATCTTTCTAATTGCCATCTTGCACCAATCCTTTCTTAGTTGCGCAGGCATTGCAGTACCATACTTGGTTCTTACCTTCGTTGTAGGTTACATACATACCTGCCTTCCTCGGCTTGAACTGTTTACATACTTTACAGAATAGGTCTGGCCTGTAGCAAGCAGCTGCGTGTTCTTGCTTACGCTTGCGTTCCTGCTCTGGTGTCTCGTGTTTCATGCTTACCTAACCTGTTAGCCAATCAAGTTCAGTGGGTAATCAGAGCACTTGACTACAAGTTCACCTTGAAGTGCGCGGCTGGCAGCTTCGTCATATGTCGCAAAAGGTCCAGCTACAAATCTACCAATAGCTGCATCTTCCATACTCTTAGCTACAGCCCACTGGTAATACTGTACAAGGTTATTGGGTCGGAAGATTGCCCCGGTAACTTCTCTGTTATTGTTGTACGAGCCACGAACTGCATAACTTTTATCTTCTGGAACAGGCTCGTGCTGGAAGAATACCATCTGCCCGATCCGGTCGCCAGCCTTGAGAACAATCACATGATTCTCGGTTGTATTCTTTAGTTCAAGAGTAAGCACTGAACAATGCCAGCCAGCGTCTGCCCAGCCTGCGTTGAGGTGATCTAGGCCCATGCGTGCCATGCTACTCTTAAGCTTGTATTCTGCACTGATTGTATCAGGGAGGTTGAACACTTCAAGGGTCTGGGCAAGAATAAACTGACCAGGATAGAGATTGTAGCCACCTTCGCAGGAGCAATCATGCTCAACCATCTCAAGCTTGTCGCGAGCTGAGAGGTGCTTGAACCTATTCTCAGGCCGCAGCCTCTCTACAAGGATCTTGGGGCCAAGATGCAAGTCAATAGATGCAGAGTTAACTGCATCGTATACTGCCGGGCTGCCGGTTATAACTCCGTCTTCTATCAAACGACACAGCTGTGTATAAGAAAGCAATGACATGTTTAACTCCTTAGTTTGTGTCAATAAATGCGAGAGTCTGCTTCTCGGTCTTAAGGTCAAGAAAGAGCTGTGTCTTTTGAAACTTTGACACATTCTTTGCTCGGCTTGGGGTAAGCCAGGTTATCCAGCGATCTAACAGAGCTTGCTCTATCAAATAATATGCAGGATATGGCGACTTTGTTTTTTTGATAAATTCAAGTTCAGCTTGCAGAGCCTCGAACGTGAACATATCTGGCAGCTTTGATAGAACTCTGCGCCTGTCCAGCAATCCTCGCGCTCTGTTAGATCTTGCTTTGCTGTTGGCTGGATCAACTAGCTTATTGGATGGAAGATAGCTGTCACTGGAAGATCCTACACCTAAGCAAGCTTCCCACTGCCTTGTTGTCAGCTTGACAGCCGGCAGGTGTGTATAGTATCCGTGATCGAATAAGTTTGATTTGTCAATCATTACAAGTGTGTCTATACTCATTTCTTTAACTCCTTTTCTTCTTGACTCAGGTAAGAGTAATCAAGAGTGTCGCTGGAAGCCTCAACAATCGGCCGCCGCTTAGGCAAGAAACCCTGGGGGGTGCTTTGTATCTTATCTGCAGCTGTCAGATTCTGTAAGATAACAATCAGATCTGATTGCTTCTCCAGATCAGAGTGTACTCGCTTCCAGATCTCTTTCAACTTTACGGTGTCGTGCTGACTGTAGATGAAACTCATAACCTTGTGTGACACATCAGCATGTTTAGCTTTACCGAACTCGCCTAAAGCTTTTGGCATCAAATGCTCAGTGTGAGTCAGCACTGTGTTAGCGGCTATCACATCCTCCTCACTAATTACTGCCGAACACCTGGCAGCCGCATGTATAATACACAGCTTCAACAGGTGTGGAAATCTTCTGTTTGCATACGAATCAAAGCGTACATCATCTTCGAAACCGGGCCAAGTGTTGTATATCTTTTCCAATAACTTCTCAGCTGTCGGCTCAAGTGTAGCAAGGCCTCGTACAGTTTCTCTGATTTGCTGCAATCTTGTTACTATTGCAGATGTAGCTTCCAGACTTGGTGGCTTTGGAAAGGCTATTCTCTTTCCGCTGGGTTCGCCATACACAAGAATAAGACGAGAAAAGAAACCCTGGCCAATTACTTCTGGGGGGAAAGCAACACTGAATCCAGTAGGAGTATTGCCGCCAAGTATGCTGACAGTGGGATTGTTAATAACCACAGACTTGGAGTTTTTGACTCGATTGCGATACTGGCCAGAAAAATCCCAGAGATTACCGAGAAGAGATATAAACTCCAGATTACCATTTCCAAAGAAGTCATTGAACTCGTCCGCCATAATAAAGATTTCATGGGTCTCTTCAGTGGTGTCTCCACCCCACAGATTCTGCTCAAGGATCTTATCAGCTGGCGCAGTTTCTTCTCCTTCCGGGGCGCCGGCCAGATCAAGTAAGAACTTCTCCTTGGTTGTTTTCTCAGCTGCTATTGTGGTATAGCCAACAGCAGGCAACAAACTTTTGGCTATCTTAATAGCTGTAGATTTGCGCGTGCCTGGGGTTCCAATCAACATAGCATAGATGTTTGGATAGATACTAGAATGTCCGAACGGAACACAAATATTTCTACCCAACAAAGCACCGATCGTAGCTATTGCGCTCCATCTATGGAATGTCTTTGGTACCTCATTAGCATCTGTGTATTGAAGATACTCAGAGAAGAAATCCTCTCTGCTTGAAAGTGACATACTAAGTCCTCACTCGGTCTCAGACCAACGATATGCGCCCTTGCCGTCTTTACCAGCTTTCGGGGCTGCCGGCACAGTAAACTCCCTCACCTTACCGTCACAACTCTTGACTGTGACAGGGATTTCCATGCGCTTACGAACTTCGTCAATAAGATATTCGTGGCCGTTGCGAACTTGGAATAGAATTGAATCGTGAATTTGAGCGAATACTTTAATGTTTTTGTGGTGTTCAGGGTGCAGCATCAAATCATAAAATACAGCCATGAATGCTTTATTAAGTGTCATCGCATTCAGCGACTGTGGAGCATGTGCAACGTACGCATTAAGCGCAGTCTTGTTTTTAGTCGGGTCACCGAAACAGTAACGTACCCAGCCCGCTGTCGTCGCCTGGTACGGAGCGGAATGTACAGCTGATGAGACAATCTTAGCTGTGGTACGGACAGCCGCTTTAATCCACTCATAATACACTCTCGCAATCTTTGGATAAGTTTTATGAAACTGAGCAAGCAAGTACTCAGCAATTTGCTTAGGTGTCCATAGCTTAGGCAGCTTAAGTAACTTGGCTGCCTTGTAGATATTAACAAGGCCCATAGTGTCAACAAGAACATTAGGTCCCATGTTATAGTTGGCTCCATGGTTTACACGCTTAGCTAAGTCTCGCAAGGCTTTGTTGATTGTCTTGCCTACTGCTGCGTCGAAAATGCTTTCATAAGGAATTCCGAAAAATGCTGAAGCGTTGACGCTGTGAAAATCTCGCTCACCCGTGACGGCGACAATAAGGTCTTCGTCTCCTGATATGAACGCAGTATCTCTAGATTCAGCTTGTTCGAGGTCAACTTCTGCAAGTCTGAAATCAGGATCTGCAACGAAGATTCGCTTAACCACATGGCCGCGTGGGACATTTTGGATTTGGAGTCCACACCAAAAATGATGCTCTCTACTTGCAAGCCTTCCTGTGTCGGTACCATGCGGAATAAGTGAATATAGGACTCGCTTATTTGAGTTTGTTCCAAAGAATTTCTCCTTGACTAAGTAGGTTGAAACTATCTTGCGCAGGCCACGAATCTCAAGTATTTCGTTAACAATGCGCGCATTAAGTGGGTGCCTGTATGCAATCTTATTAAGACTCTTTTCGTCTGAGGATGTAATATCCTCACAACCCAGAACTTTTCTTAACGCCGCATTCTGGGGAGCACTGTTAGTGTTAAAGTGGCGACCATGATACCTGAAGCCAAGCAGTCTCTCCAGACTACTCTGGTGCTTGGCTATCTCGGTCTCAGCCTCTGTTACAGCAAGTTCAAGTTCTTGTGTATCGACTCTAATCCCTGTCATCTCACACATATGAGCAGGGAAGTTAAGTGGGAACTCTTGCATGTAATTAGTTCTAGCCCAGGCCGGCGCCTGTGCGAGCCACTCAAGCACAATCAGTGCTGTGCTGTATGTATCAAGCGCGTTGTACTTGTAGTACTCCATCAAATTAGGAGTAGTTGCCAAGTCCTTCCAGTACATGCTGTCGCGCACATAGAATGCGAACAGCGTTCCAAGATCTTTTGGTAGCTCGCTGTACCAACAGTGGTGCATTGTTGCTGTGTCAAAGAACCAGTTTACCGGGCTAGCATTGTAGCGGGCAAGATAGCTTATATCATACTTGCCATTCTGGAACGCCTTTTTGTAGGGAGTGTTGTTGAACTGGCGCATGATATACACAGCTTCCATGTTATCAACAGGCAAGACACAACTGTGTGTTCTAACTCCGTGCACTTTATCAAGAGTGCAAAGAGTGTAGCCAATACATACAATGGCAAGAGGTTGTTGCTTGGTCTCTATGTCACAAGCTACAAAGGCTACACCTCCCAGGAGTTCCGTCTCCTCAACTTGCGTTTCCCACCTCTTGAGAATATTTTGGTAGCTGCCCACAGTAACAATATCAAAAGACTCAAACCTAGAATAAATACGCCAAGCGGATGGAGATAGAAACTTAGAAAGATGTCTAGCAAGAATAAAGCGTCCATATGTCACCGTAACAAGTTGTTCAAGGGGGTTTACAATAAGAATTTCGTACCGCACATCTTGAAATACCTTAACAAACACTGAACCTGCATAGTTACTGATCTTAGGCTTGAGCTTTTCAGTTGTTGAAAGCGCCATGGAGTCTACCAACTTGTGAAGAAGTTTGGTAGAGGTAGTTACGAGTTGACTAATTCCTCGCTTTTTGGCCACAAGCAACGCTTCCGCTACTGTGCTAGGCTCCTCAAGCAAGAGCGCAACAGTAGCTGTGCCAACTAGCGGCTTCATCATGTGCAAGTAGGCTTTATCTTGCGGGGTTCCGATAAAGAGAAGCTTGTTCATAAGTTTCCACTGGTCCAGTTTGATGCAGATTCCAATTTCGTAAGCTATGATACCACTTCAGATGCCTAGATAGCGTAGGCTGGATCAAGCGACGCTAGCTTACGCACGGTCATGCCATAGTACTTACCATACGGCATCCTGCCGTCCCAACTAAGGTGAAAGTCTGCCATACTATTCTCCTAGTACACAGTAAAAAAGGACCTGAAAGTGTTACCTCTCAAGTCCTTTGTGCTACTGGATACTATCTAGTTAGTCAACCATCAGCGACTTGATAGACATGTACTTCTTATCCTTGTCATTCTTGTCGGCGCGCAGTCCGGTAGTCACAGTAACTTCCATGCCATTTGCAGCTTGGATGGTTTCACCGATGCTGCCGGTGCCGCAAGCAGCTGCCAGAGGAAGCATAACCTGCTTGAGATTGCCTTGGCCGAACTCGTTGTCCAGCATGAACGCAACACCGCACTCGTCACCCGGAGCCGGAGTTTCGTCAGAAACGTTGGCCAGTTCAACAGTATCAATCATTTTCATCTTCATCTCAACAGCCGGATGCTGATTGATTTCCTTGGTGCCGAAAGTAACAGAGACACGGTGCGTGCCGGGCGGGAAAACTTTGAACTCAGGCAGATCGGCCAGATCTTCCAGTTGAGCATCGAGCAGAGCGTTCAGAGTTTCGTTAGACATTTGAATTACCTTTCAAAAAATGAATGAAATAAAATTACTACAGGTTACTACAGGTTACTACAGTGTAGACAACAATTTATAGCCTAGTTGTCCAGCGGCTCTTGAAGAACCTCAATCAGCTTTTGCAAATAGTGCTGAGCTTTCTTGAAGTCCTGCAATTCGAAGTTACCTTTTTTCAGTCTGGCGCGCATGAGGTACTTAAGTACATTGCCGCGATAGAACCCAATACGCTGCTCGCGCGGCCAGGTATCAATAACATCCCAAGGCTCAACAGAAAGAGATGTGTAATGAGCTCCAGCAACTTGGTAAGAGTTAGCAGGTGTAGTCACTTCTGCTCTCCTTTCAACGGCCCAACTTTAAGGCCACCAGCCAGTTTATTAAGAGCGCCAACAGCTGCAACTCCTTGAGTCTGCTTAGGCTCTACAGGGGCGCCGTTGAAGATACTAAACAGCGTGGGTGCCTCGCTCTTCTCAAGTTCAATGTCAGTGCGACTGCCGGTGAGAATATTGTTCGCATAAGTGGTTGAAGATGCAAACACATGCTTGCGATTCTTCAGTTCCGCATACACAACGTGGTCAAAATACTTGGCTGTGTTGCGAGAGAAGTTAGTTGTACCTGCCACAGGCACAAGTTTCTTCCGGCCATCTTCCATCTCAACTTCAGCTTCATGTGTGATACACACGATGTTGAAAGCAGCTTGTTGAACTTGCGACAGAAACTTATCCATTAGTGCGCCTTGGTTCCTGTAGTCTGTCCACTCAGGCTTGTAGGTGTCATCTTGGTTCTTGGCAATGTGGTTCATTGCGCTGTTAGCAAGCTGTGTCATGCTGTCAACAACCACAATAGTGTCATTGTCCAGAGCTGCCAGCTCAACAACAGTGGTTGACTCTCCAGCTTTCTTACACAGCGGACATTCAACTTTCCCGTGTGCGTCACATACAGTAACTCGCTTACCGCTGATGACCTTAAGCATAGTCTCAATGGCTATGGGATACACCTTGGTATCCGGAATACGAATGAGCTCGATGTTGTCCTGAGCTTCGTACGGAAGCTTGAGCAAAGTTTCAAATCCGTTCTCAAGATCAAACCACACCAGCTTATACTGCTTAGCCAGAGCGCCAGCTAGTTGAGTCTTACCGGACTTGGGGCCGCCGAATAAACAGACTCTGTGAGTCTTGCTGTGGTGCAGAGATGAAAGCTTTGCCATTATTAAATCCTTTCAAGAGTGGTCTGGATCAGATCTTCAAGATCAATTTCGAACATGTACGTTTCTTTGTTAAGTTCGTCAACAGTTGCTTCAGTAAGCGGAGCAGTAAGTGAAGCGGTATCCAGCTTGCATGTTGTGAAGTACTCGCACTGGCTGAAGTAGTTATAGCAGGATTCGCCGCGAGTTGGAAAGTAATTCAGTGTTGCGTAGGTTTCAACCTGGCGAGTATCCAACATAAGTTCAGTAACCCAGCCGGCCCGCTCGTAGACACCCTTCTCAAAAGGCAGCGTTTCAAATTCCATGGAACTGCTCTTGTATACAAGATACAGTACTTGGTAATCAGTGAGGCCAGGATACAGGTAATCAAGGATTACAGAGTAGCCCACAGCCTGGCTGGAGTTCTTGTACATGGCCTGGTCAACATACTTAGCGCCGGTAGTCTTAAGTTCCAACACCATAACTGCGCCAGTCTCTTTGTGAACAAGTACAGCATCAACAAAGCCACGTACTTTGAAGCCACCAGCAACTGTGATCCTGAAACTAAGTTCGCAGGCTGGCACATCTTCAGATGTTTCAGTTGCACCTTGCGGAGTTACATACGCAAGCTCCCACTCATCAAGGAATCCGTTGCTGTGCATGTCTCTGAACTTGAGAACAGCGGCAAGCGCAAGAAAGAATGATTTCTTTTTCTTTGTATCTTCTGCTAGCAAGTCAGGGTCCCAGAACTGGAACAATTCCAGCATCAGTTCATTGAGTTGTTTGCCTTGCAGCACAAGCTGAATACCAAGTCCAACAACGTGCCCAAAAGCAAAGGTTACAGATTTGATTTCAGAGTCAGCTGACTTGGGCGCACGCAGTCTATACAACTGGAACTTGCGCGGACATTCGTGCAGAGTTAGCAGCGAAGAGTAAGACAGATTCTTTAGCCTGGGATCAAGCTCACCTTCAGCAAGCTCAATAACAGAAGACTTATCTACTGGCAGTTCCTCATTGAGGAAACCAGCTAGGGAGTCTGCAAGTGTGATAGTTTCAAAGGAGCCCATTTGCTTCTCTCAATCTATGAATGTGATTAGATGAATAAGCTGAGTTGACTTGCTTAAGTTTGGTGTGATTCTTGTACAGCCAATCTACAAGATACCTATCGGCACCAGGCAGTTTCAGTATATGTGCGATGCTTTGAAGTTCATTTGTCATGAACTCCAGTGGTACATCCGGCACAGGCTGGCTGGTCCACTCAGTTGTATCTATTACCCCTATCCAAGCTATCAGCTGCTTGAAGTAGAAGTAGTTATCTAAGTACAGACTATACCTGTCTCGTCTTGAGTACTTGAAATAAATGTAAAGTACTGTACTAAGCGGTGTTGGGATCTCTTGCTGTGCGTGAAACTCAGCCTGTGCAGCTGCTTCTTGTTTCCTGCGAGCTAGGAACTCTTCTAGAGCAGACATGGTGCTAGCAGCTAGAAGCTAGAAGTCATCGGCTGTCATAGAAGCAGCAACTTTTGTTGCGCTTTTTTTCTTAGCGGCCGTTGCGGCGCCTATCTGGGTATTAGTATGCATGATAAGACCCTGCACAATGGTGCCGATTTCATCTTCATCGAGAAGAGTTACCACATTGGGATCTTCTTTGAGCTGCTTGTGAATACGTTGCAGCAAGGTTGGAAGCTGTGGATGAGCTGCCAGGATAGCTTGCTCCAGCTCGGCAATGTTGCTTTTAACTTGATCACTGAATTCCATAATAGATCTCCTAATCTGCTAGAATAAATCAACATCAATGGGTTGCTTAAGTGTGAAAACTATAAACTTGTCTTCACGTTTGTACTCTAATGTAGGCAACTTGCGGCCAGCCTCATCTAGTTCTAACTTCCAGCCCATGTCCAGCCACTTCTCTTTAGTGACCGCTTTGATAATTCGTTTATGCAGGGCTGGCGGCGCAGCAATTCTAACTTTGCCTGCGCTCTTTAGCTGAATCCAGATGGGCTCGTAGGTTCTCATGCTTACTTCACTCAACAACAATGTTATATTGCTTGCTGATCTGCTTCGGCTCACGCATCATGAATGTAACTTTGAGGCCTTCATCTGTTTCTGAGAGAACTTCAAAGCCAACAACTTTGCCTTCACTGATTGACTCACCAGCAACAGCTTGAAATTGCTTATCCATGCGCGACTTGAGAGCGCGAAGGCTCCCATACAAGGTATGTAACTCATATGTTGAAGGCACTGTGAGAGTGACTCTCTTATCTTCAAGTAAGAGATTGATAATTTCAGTGGCTGTTGCCATACCTGAGCACTCCATTCTGCATAATGAGGTGGTGCCGGCAGCAAGAATCGAACTCGCGACCTTCTGATTACAAATCAGTTGCTCTACCTACTGAGCTATGCCGGCACTGTGTTTGCACTGTGTTTGCACTGTGTAAGTAACTTCCCACACAGCCCAGATAAGATACAAACTATCCAGGCTGTGTAGGCTGTTACCTACAGCTATTACAGGTTGTTCATCAAATCCTCTTCGCCGGACTTCATGAAGGTGTCAGCCTTTTGTTGCAGGAACTTCACACATTCCATGTACTGTTCAGCATTCGGGCTGGTGTTGACATACAGATCCAGGCGCTCCGTGATAACCTTGAGAACCTTTTTGTTGGTCTTAACCGGCTGGAGCTTGGCACGCAAGATGACAGCAACTTTCTCTTGCTGTTCCTTGCTCTTGCCAGTGACTGCCGGCATGACTTCAACATAGTCAGCAGAGAAGTCTTCCCAAACTTCCTTCGGAATGCCAGCACCACGACGAGTAGTAACAGGCATGTTGGCAATGGATTCCCAAGTAACCTGATCCAGCGGGAAGTTATCTTGGGAAATCTCTTCGTTCTCATTAACAATGTCACGAGCACGATCGAGGACGATGTTAGCAGTCGCTTCCAGCAACAGGTCCAGTTCCTTGCCACCCTTCTCGAAGATGGCGACCAGACCTTCAACGGAAGGAACAGGGAGAGCCAGTTGCACCGTAGGCCGCTTGGTTTCAACTCCGGTCGGCTTGCCTTCGCTGTCAACTTCTTTCACAGTACGGAAGTTGAACTTCACTTCCTTTACCTGAACTTTGTTGTCATAGTTGGCAATAATACGCTGGTGCAGGGCGACTTTGGCTTCAGCATCGTTGGTTTCAACTCCGTTTGCGGTGGTGTTGGCGGTGTCGTTCATTTGTGATTCCTCTTTGCAAAAAGAAAGGTTGGTTAGTTTGTTCAGTCCAGTGTGTTTACTGGTTTATACTGCCCTGTTCCCGACAGTGAGAGCACAGTATGCCACAGGCGCCGAGGCTTGTCAAGTGGCACTTTTGATCTTATTTAGGTGAGGCTTACACAGCTGCCAGCTTGCCTTTGAAGTATTCAGCCTTCTCCGCAAGTGTGTTACCTTTAATACGTTGTGAGCGTACACCTTTCTGGAAAGTATCTTTCTCACAGATTACATACAATTCGTGGCGCGCTCGTGTGATTGCAGTATACAAAAGCTCCCTGAATAGCATTGTTGCTTGCGAACGATGTAATACAACAAACACTTTGCGCCACTCACTACCTTGTGACTTGTGTACAGTGAGAGCATAACCCAGATCAAGAGCGTTAATTTCAGCCGCTGCATCCAAGGTAACTTCCTTGTCGGAATCAGACATCTTAATTGTGATGATATGAGAAGCTGCATTTACTCGCTCGTCATCTTCGGAAGATACTGTTGCGGACAAGAAAGTATCAATGTCATCTAATTCAGTGTCTTGGATGTGGTGAGACTCCTCTTCTGTGTCATAGGTTCCCCAATAATCTAGCTTGTCACTTGCTTCTTGAGGTAACTTACCACGATACATTGCATTACGGGTGATCGCAGTAATTACAGCGTCCTCCCTATTATACATTACTTTGTCACCAACACGGAAATAATGTTTGTTAAATCCAGCGATGACTTCATATACAACTGAGCCGGCCTTGCGGGCCAGGAAATTGGCAATGTGCTTGTTAATTTCAATCGTGCCATACGCTTTGTTGTATGGAGTAAGAATCATATCTTCTTCAGGGCTATATCCTCCGTGCTCCAAGGCTGTCTGGAAAAACTTAGCTGTTGTGAGCATAGCGTTGTCACTAGAGAGTGCTTTCTTCCAAGGGTGGAATGTAGCAATGCCTCCATGTACACTTGCACTGGTATCTTCATGCAACTTCTCTGGCAAGTGGAATTCCTGTCCTTGCCTGATAGATGTTGCATATTTGATAATGGGAGACTCAAGCGCCTGCCGGTATACTTGAGTTAGTTCAATTACAGGAAGTTCAAGAATCTTGTAGCCGAGAATAGCAGTATCAAACACAGGTGGAAGCTGGTTTAAGTCGCCAAGAAAGATATATTGTACCTTGTGAGGCAAAGCCGCTTTCAGCTGTTCGAACAGTGTAGTAGATACCATTGAGGCTTCATCAATAATAACTACCTTAATGTCATTCGGCAGTGGATTGTGAGCATGACGGGCTGGCTCAAATCGCATGGTTGTTTTAACAACCCTAGTTACTGGATCTTCAATCTCATAGTATACCGGCTCGTATTCCAGAGCTTTATGGATTGTGATACAGTTATCTTTCATGTGATCCGGCATGGCTCGCTTTAGATTGGTAACAGCGCGCCTGGTAAAAGATACACAGATAATGCCTGGCACACCACTACTAGGAAGATGCTTGTGAACTACATTGTTAAATGCAGGAATTCTTGCATCTTGTGACAGCAATTCAATAACTCCTCTCATGCAGGTAGTTTTACCTGTGCCAGCCGCGCCTAACAGAACACAGCTCTCTCCTTTCTCAGTAAGATCCAACAGAGCTGTCTGTTCTGCATTGTAGGAGATAAGTTCTCCATATTGGTTATAGAATTGGTACTTGCTGCTTTGTTGTTGTTCTGGTTGTTGGTGCGCTGTCGCTGTCGCTGTCGCTGTCGCTGTCGCAGCCTTCTTTGCTGCAACCTTAGCAAGCAATGCTGCGATTGTGGGGTTGTTTGTGCTCATAATAGAATCTCCTTCAGATTGAAATGATTACATAGGAACTAAGCTGCAAATCGGTTATCGGTTTTCTGAAAGAAAGCGAGACTTGCTTAGCATTTTTAACTTGCAAATAGCTTGCATTCCAGATAGGAATGTATGTGTCATCCTGATGGACAAGCAAGTGATGCGGATGTTGCTGGAGCTTTGTTAGTAGATAGCTCGGGTCCCAATAGAGAAGATAGTATTTCTCCAAAGCATCTCCGAACTGGGCTGTCGGAAACTGCTTCTCTTCTATGAGAAGTTGCTGTATTACTTGCCTGGAGAGTCCGTACTTTTGGTATGCCAGGATGGAAGGAAACACTGACGCTGCCTTGCTGGTTTTGTTAGAATATGACATGACTCACTCCTTACTAGAATCATTACTAGAACTAGACTCAGCCAGTCGCCACTTGGCTAGAGCCTTTATATACTCAAACTCGCTTCGGTATTCGCTCCGAACAGGCTTGTGAGTTGGAGCTCCTACTGAGAGTGCTTTGATATTAGCTTGCAAGATTGAATCATCGTCTGGAATGATGTTGTATAGGCCAGTAGTTCCTGTCCCAGCCGCGGCAATATCCCAGTCTCCAATATCTAAGAGAATGTCTTGCTTCTCTCCAGCATCCCGTAATACTTTCATTAACTTATAAGAGAAGATAGTTCCTGCCGGGATGTTCTGTTCACAGTGTTCGATTAGTTCTTGCAAGTCCTCTCTCCTGATTGACCACACTTCTTCTTCCCTACAGGCGCGAACAATGATTTGTTGCCAGTAAGAGGACAAAGAGATTGGTTCTTGTTTTCCTTCTATAGATACCTTGAATTCAGGGAAGTCTCCAGCAAGTGCTGCCCAGTGTGATAGAACTGTTGCATACTGGCGAACATCTTTGTTTACATCCTTAACTAGTCTCTCAAGGATGTTTTCTTTGTGTGTGATCTCAGAGTGCAGTTGTTGCTGTCTGTATCCTGTAGCAAAATCATGTAAGTTTTGTTTCCAGACATGAATCCAGCTATCTAGTTGCTCTAATCTATGTGAGCCAGATTTGCTAGAAATAACGAATTTAGCTGGATGGAAACTAGGAACCAAGATAGAATTGAGTTGTTGCACAACAGTAGTTAGTTCTGCTATATGCAATGCTACAATCTGTTGTGTGCCCGCATGAAACTCAGCTGGGGTTCTGAATTCTACGTTGCCTGTAGAATTCAACAAAGCTAGAGTTAGAAGATAAGAGGACTGCGCATCTAGTGATTGCTCACTGAAATATCGCTCTGACAGTTTATACAACTCTGATGCTGGCGCATCAAATATAGGATGGTATGATTCACGAGAGTGCAAGTATAATGGTACATATTCGCACTTGAACTGCAATCCACTTAGAGAACATAGGATCTTTGCCATGATAGGTTCCTTCTCTTGAGTTGGTTAGTGTGTCAGCTTCCATTGGATTTCAAACTGCTCGTAGAATTCTGCCACTGGCTTTACTACCCTACCACATACAGGCTCTGTTGGTAGGAGCACAAACTGATCTACAAAGTGACATGAGATGTCTTGTTGAATATGCAAGAGTTGGTCACACGACGGAGCAAGATCAGCTGGATGAATGTGTTTTGCCATGATAGATTCCTTCCATTTGAACTAGGTGTTATGCACCATCAGCGCCAGTGCAGCGTGACGCATCCGTACCCCTCGCGTTTTGCCTTAAAGAAGTTCCACGCCGCAGCAATCCAGCTTTCGCCGCGCCAAAATTCCTCGTAGGCGTAGGCATCGCGCCAATCCACAAATTTCCAAACTTGAATTTCCCAAGTGTTGCCCATCGTTCACTCTCCTGTCTGTTGCATAACGATGTTAGTTGAAGGTAAGACTTACTGGGCATTTCGGGGCTGGTCTGCCTTGGAAGTCAAAGGCAAAAACCAGAACTTGCTTGTATCCACCCTTTGTGCCAATGTAGATTGGCTTGAAGCACCAAATTACTGACATGATAGAATCTCCTTAGTTTGAAATCAGATACTTGGTTGCAAAGTCAAAAGCTGCCGGGTAAGACATTCTCTTAAATTGCTCAAGCAATGGATGCTTGATTGTTGCATAATGTTTTGAACAGATAATGCTCCCCAAGTTTTCCTTGTGGTATCCACAAGCATATAGTGAAGAAAAGAACTGATCCTCACATTTCTGGTATTGCGATAGTGTGATGGTGGGAAGATTGAGTGTCATGATAGAATCTCCAATGATGTGTTGATGATGTACTACTGATGTACTACTGATGTACTACTGAGAAAAAGAAAGCATACCATATTTTAATGTGGCTGTCAAGTCCCCTCATTTATCAGAGCAAGTCAAACAGGTCATCAATAGTAGTTACTTGCACATGATCTGACTTTGTGGGCTTTTTATTTGCCACTCCAGCGACATTAGCGTTACGCGGTTTATATCTATATTCATAGCATTGAAACTCCTCTGGGCATATCCGCTTAAACTCTTGCATGAATCCAGCACCATGAATGCTTCTGGTAACATCGAACGCATGGGCCATCTCGTGACAGAGATAGTATATCCAATATCCAGGCCGATTATCATTTATTGCCCAAGTTGGAATTGTTATCACTTTGTTGTGATAATAACAACGTCCTCGATTTTGTTTCACTATGTAGACTCTCCAGCCATCTTCTAATAGAAGCATGAGATAGTATCCTACATGTTCCAAAGCCGTTGCGTCAATTAAAAAGAGTTGTGTCTGTAGTGTATCGATGTTGGCTGGCTTTCTCATGTGTGTCTCCTAAGTTAGAGAGTAAACTATGATCCCTGTATGTAACACTTGTAACACTTGTAACACTTGTGACTACTGTGACTGATGAGCACATGAGACGATAGGTCCCTATCCTATATTGACCCTGACCCTGGCATCTCCTGTAACTTATATCTCCTATCCTCACCCCAGTAATTATGCCTCATACAGTCTGGTATGTTATTTCTTCCATTCTGCTCTATGCATCATTTACCCCCCACTTAAAAATTTAATTAATAATATACCCTATATAAATAAGATGCTATATATAGGATAGTAACTAGTGGGAGCATAGTAGGATAGTAGTTAGTGGGAGTGTCCGAGAGGGGGCCATAGGGGGGTGGGGGGGGGTGA